CTATTAAATGTCTATCAACCTCTGAAGTTATCACCTGTAAACCTATAGTCGGGACCTGATTGGCACCACTTATTCCAGACAATGCAGCTGCCCTAACGGTTAAACCATTATTTTCTACCCATCGATAAATGCCCCCACCTCTAGGATTTATAATTAAATTTTCACCAAAGTTATCATGCGTCCATAAGCGTAATTGCCCTGACGCACTTATAGAACTTGCAGATCCAAACGTCCCAGCACCCCAAGTCCCAGAACCCCAACCCGAAGAAGGGACATACGTATCTAAGCCTACGTTAATTTGATAGACACCTACTATTGAACTACCGCCATTACCACTATCGCTGCTATTGGCTGTAACCGTGTCTCCGTCTGTGTCTTTAGCGGTTATTGTGTAAGTGTTTGTTCCTGTAACTGAGAGTATTTGATATTCTTGATTTAAAACAGCAGCAGTGACTAAACCACCTAAAGTAGCTGCCCCACTAAAAGTCACAAAATCATTAGTGACCGCTCCATGACTCGCATCAGTTACCGTTATGGTCGAGCTTCCATTAGTTGCAGCAAAGGTTACATCTCCAGCAGAAGTAGTAACTCTTAAAGGGGTAACATCATTATAAGAGCTACCCTCTTTAATGTAATATTTCCAGGTAGTTCCTAGTCCAGTATAAAGATTGCTTCCTAGACTCATCCAAGAGTGTAAAGCTCTTGCGGTTCCTAAAAATGATTCAGGAATAAGCTTTTCCCAACCACTCATCTTTTCTACATGTCCGTTTCTGAAACGAATTAAATTGCCGTCGTACCATCCCCCTTCATTGTCGTAAGCTGTTCCATTTCGGTTAATACCAGGTTTTAAATTTACTTTAGTGTATGCCATTTACGCGCTCTCCCATTCTTTTCCTTGAAACAATAAGGATTCAGCTTCTCTTCTTTTCTTCAATCCCTCTAAAACCTTTCCACCAGCTTTGTTCCATCTCACAATCTGTTCTGGAACTTCATCGTATTTTCCGTCATTAAGAACGCGAAGTAATGTACTTTCGGATAAGTTTTTAGGGCCAAGATTAAATACCCAAGAACAAAGCGCATCAAATTGATTTTGCTCTAAAGGAGCTTTGACCATATCATTTATATAACCTTCATATTCGGGCATTTCTTCTTGCAGTAAATGTTCAGCTTCATCTTGATTTATTCTATCACCCGCCTTCACGCCTTTAATGGTCCCGTATCCAATTGTCCAAATCCCTACGGAGTCTTGATAAGATTCCAAACGGCACCCTTCAAAATGTTTTATTAAAGATATTCCTTCTTCAGATATAACTCTAGACATTTTATCCCCAAACTTTTTTCTTTTTTCCGCCCCAATATTCAACGGCATGACCTTCAGAAATGAGTTTTTGGCAAATATCTTCTCCATCTTCTGTATAAGGTACGCCCAAAATTCTTCCATATTTTCCCTTCCCAAGAGATTTTACTTTAAAAGTTCCAACACAAAGTTCTTTTAATCTTTCTTTAGCTTTCAAACCAAGTGCTTTTTCAGATAAGTTTCGGGTCCTAGATTCTGGAGTATCTATACCCGCAAGCCTAACTCTTTGCTTGTGTAATTTTACATCAAAACCAAGATCTAAAATGCAATCAAAAGTATCCCCATCTACGATACGATCTAGTGTTGCTCTATATACAAACTCATCAGGTGATTTACTCATTTTCTTTTTCCTCTTTTGGTTTATCGTATTCTCTATAATACTTAATAATTGATAAAATATCTTTCGTATATCTAGTAATTTCCGCCATATCCATACTTAAATTTTCGTATTCCTTACTTGATAATGAATAGAAAGCACGTCTAGGTGCATCTCCATTCTCTAGGTTAAGGAGATATTCTTGCATTAATTCAGGAGTCATCACTTCCCAATCAACTTCAGATAAGCTCATAGGATATGGCAGAGGTGGGTGATACATTGGCGGTCTTTCCGCTATACTTTTGACCGTAACTGGTTTTACAGAAGATTGCATTAACGAGCAACTTGCCATAAATATACTTAAACTAATTATTATTAGATTTTTCATCAAATTGATTTGGATTAGTTAATTCTTCAAGATTTGTCATAACTCTAGCCGATGCTTTATTAATTTTATTTTGTATTAATCCAGGCTTTGCTAAAGTTAATTCATCTAAATCATGTCTAGCAAATGTCTTTCTTAATTTATTGACATCTTCCATAGCTGCTTTCTTTTCGGACTCTAGTTGATTTAATTGTAATTGTTGAGTTTCTTGCTGTTTTAGATATTGGTCTATTGAGTCATTTTGTTTCTGTATTTCAGTCTCCAGAACAATCTGATTACCTTTAAGAGTGGCTATTTGGTCATTAAGATAATTAATATAAAAAATTGATCCAGCCAAACTAACGACCAACAATCCGCCTAATATTAAAGATAGTTTCATTCCCATGTATATACTTCCAATGGTTTCTCTTTGCCTTTTACTTTTAAAGGTTCTAATAATTCTAACTTATAATCGCTTTTTATGGCAGTGTTGTAACCAATTAACAAATCTTTTCCTGCTTCTTTAGTTCCGCTTTCTAGTCTTGCAGCTGTATTCACTGCATCTCCAATAGCCGTATAATCAAACCTAGATTCACTTCCCATATTGCCTATTACCGCATATCCTGTATTAATTCCGATCCCAATAGCAACTGGCGGCAATCCTTTACTTGTTAATTCTTGATTCAATTCTTTCATATTATTTTGTATATCTTTTGCACAATCTAACGCTTTATTCTCATGAAAGTCTTGGTCTATTGGTGCGTTAAATATAGCCATCATTGCGTCCCCGATGTATTTATCCACCATACCCCCATGTTTTTGAACTGCTTTTTGTTGTGCGGTCAAAGCCTTATTCATAATGTAAGTTACTTCTTCAGGTTCAAGGGTTTCTGACATTGACGTAAAGCCCCTTACGTCTGTAAATAGGAACGTGGCATAGCGTTTCTCTCCGCCCAGTTTCAGCTTATCGGGGTTCTTTTGCAGCTCTTTAACCTGTCTTGGGTCTAGATAGTGTTCAAACTGTTTTTTAATCTGCTGTCTGAGTTTAAATTGTTGCCTAAATCTAACGTAGAAAGCCACTGAGCCTGTGATGAATTGAGATATTAGTGTCCATGTTACGTCTATTAACAATCCTTGTTGAATTGTATAAAAGCCAAAATAAGCCGTTATGGCCATTAAAGAGGTAAACAGGGCAACACCAAGAGTTATACCAAAAACATTTAATAGAAGCCACGCAAATAGCACTGATAGAGCAAATATGCCTACCTCTACTGCCAGTGCGTAATCAGGAACGTAAGGACTGTTTTCAATAAGAATAGACTCTGCTAATGCGGCCTGGATCTTATGTGGCTCTAAAAGTTGACCATTAGGTACCCCTAGTTGCGGCATTATCCCTTTTGCCGTAAACCCAACGAACACAAACTTACCTTCTACATTCATTTCCTTTAAGTCTGTTTGCGGTGTATCAACCCAACTTATCCACTTACGACCAAGTGCATCTGTTTTAACAGGCGGTAAACCTTTAACTCTTATTTCTTCTATGCCTATTTCATTGGTCTTTATAACGTAGGTATCAGCACCAGTTAATATCTTCAGAACTTCAGTACCATAAGCAGGGACCCAACCATCAGGAGTTCTTAATAATAAGGGCAATCGTCTTATTAAAGAATCTACCTCAACCCTTGCTACGGCTATACCTTGATTGGCGTTTTGTCTGAGTATGTATATATTCTGAATAACGCCCTTTGCATCTATACCACCTTTGTCATCACCCATAATGACTGTTCCAGTAGTGGGCGGATAATTTCCATTATCATTTTCAAACATTGCCAAGATACTTGGTGCGTAAGATAAGGCTTCAGAGAATTCTGCATCTCCGCCAAATCTATCTGGTTGAGGAAAGGCGACCACCCAACCGACACCTATTGCTCCACTGTTTAAAATTTCTATCTGTATTTCAGCGAGCCTTTGTCTACTCAGTGGATAGCCACCCTCTCTAGTTATATCATCTTCTGTTATGTTTAGTACAGTAAAATAACCAGAAGGTTCTTGTTCTGGTATCAGGGCATCAAAGGTTTTAAGTTTTAATATTTCGGTTGGTGTAGATTGATAAACCAGAGGCATACCCAATAGAACTAAAAGAACTAAAGGTATTAAGTGTTTAATCATATTGAGTAATAGTTACTGTCTTAGTGCAATTAGTTACGCAGTTATAGGTCGCTGTAAATGATTTATCTGTTG